TCTCACCTGCTATGTTAGGAAATTTTGTGCCAAAGATAGCCTGTCCTGGAGCGCCACCCTGTCTCCTAAATACTTTTCCTGGGTATACTGATAAGTCTTGTCCTGGAACTAAGTTAGTTTCATCTACCTCAATAAGTAAGTTTCCTGACAGTACGGCATTGTCTACAGCCATGCGCATAAAACCATTCATTAAGGTTTGAGTGTCATCCATATTTTCAGCTATACCTACACCAAAGAAGGAGTAGGGATTGAGTTCATATGGTGCTGCAGCGTAAGGTATCTTTGATGGCTTAAATGGGTTGAGTACCATTCTAATAACTTTACTGTTACATGTCCAGACGTTTACTTGAACTTCGTCCATGTCAGAAAAATCTTTAGGTAGTTCAACTCCCTCAGCTTTTAACATGTCTACATCGCACATGCCCCAGTACTCAAGGACTTCAAATCTATCAATGTTATGTTCTGGTGCATAATCAGATAAGTCATCTTCCCAGTAATCTTTACTGTAGTTTTCTCCACCCTCAATAGCTTCCTCAATTATTTTTGCTCTAAAGTGTGGCCTACGCTTTAATGCTCTCAACTGCGATCTAGATAACTTGTGCCTCTCTATGACATACTGAGCTTCGTCCATGTTATTGGCATCAGGATCTGGGTAGAAGTTCCACACTGATACGTGTGACACTTGAGGCACAGTCTTAATAGTTGGATCATATTCTCCGTCCTCGCCCCACTTAGGGTACTCTTTATCTACTGCAAATGGTCCTTTCATTACACCAGTACCAAATAGAGCCATCTCAAATGCTGTACTCCTTAAATGCTTACTGGCACTAGATTCTTCTAGTTGATCGTGTATCTTCTTCTGCATCTTTTTAGCTGCAACCATAGCAGGACTAAATGTTACGGCTGAAGGAGTCTTACCGACACCCTCTCTTAAATTATCTATGTCACTTAATTTTTCTTCTAGTGGTCCTAGAGATTCCATTAAGGAACTTGCAGTTGCCCCTGCAGGTAAATCTCTTCCATCACCTGCGTATCCGTAAGGACTCTGCTGCTCCCTCACTTCAGGAGGTTCTTTAGGATCAAAACTTACATCTGCAACAACACCCTCAGGTAAAATGGTAGGTTCTATAGTCAATGGAAATTTACTATTAGCAAATAGCACATCTACAATTTGTCCGTATGCTGCCAGTGTCTTTGTCTTAGTAACCTTAATAAATACTCTAGATTTTTCAGCTTCCGTAAATTGAACGTCTGAGCCGTATATACCTCTATAATTTCTGTATGCCCTTAGCCATCTCTGCTCATCTTGTTCTCTATAGTCTTCTGCTCTCTTATATCTCTCTTGAATAAAGGGAACAATATTTTTAATTTTTTCATCTAAAATTGAACCTCCGTCAACGTCATCTAGAGTTAACGCATTTTCTTCCATAAAATTCATATCTTCTTCAGCCATATACTTTCCTTAATATCCAAATGTTGCATCTGCAACTGGCATACTACTTGTCTGATTAGCATTGGGGTCGTAGTCAAATATACTAAAACGTGGTCTAGACATTATACCGTATCTTAGTGCGTCATACAAGTGATCTTCTGAGTTTGTATCAATATCTTCAGGATTCTTCTTGTCAATAGGTATGGCAGGTATCTGCGCTATTAAATTGTGACAATTATTAAAGAATACTATTCTTGGTTCTTCGGTAAACTCATCAACTTGTAATCGTCTATGGAGTTCATTCTTTCCTGCGACTCTAGAGCCTTTGCTGCGATCTGACGGTCTAAAGCGGCAACCTCGTTGTACCATCTGCTCTGCCAGAGATGGACCAGTATCCCCACGTTTGTGCCAAAGGCTACTGTCCAACACACCATACCGAATATTTCCATCACCTGACTCTAATTCAAGTATCATGTCAGCTAAGTCAGTAGCTAAGACCTTAGAGACGTATAATTCTCTGTATACCACAAGCTGCTCTTCAGGACTAACAGCAACCCAGACAACTGCAGAATGGCTACTATACCCATAGTCACATGCCCTGAACTTAACCCAATTATTAGGCACGTCATAAGGTACGATGACATGAATATTCCTGTCAAACTCAGTAAACGCAGCACCCTCTTTAATATCCCAATCGCCATCTAGTAGTTGTCTCCTTTGTTGTTCAGGTAACGAGAGAAGCATCGCCTCATAGTCACCCTGAGTTGCCAAGTAAGGGTTGTCAGATAAACGTGCAGGTATAAACCTACGTTTAAATAAAGGTTGTCCAGACTTCTTATGACCTGACGGATACCTAAGCTCTTCTCCTGTAGCTATATCTGTAGCATTAAATGCTGTATTATATGCGGCAGGGTCAATGAACATTTTCTTAACCCAGTGATGTCCTCTACCTCCAGGATTTGTAGTAGCTCTCATAAACACTGGAAGGTCTGGATCAGTAGAACGTAAACGTGATCTCATGTAATTCCAAGCAAATGGAGTTGCCCACTGCGTAAGTTCGTCAAACCCTATCCAACTAAATGCTAGACCTTGGTAGCGTAGCACATCGTCTTCCCTGTCTAGGTATGACATCCAGAGTTTTGCGCCAGAGGGTGCAGTCCACTGCATTTTTCTTTCTGACCATTTTATACCCTTCCATATTTTAGGATATAACTCCTGACTCTTATATATTAATTCTCTGAGTTCTTCTGTAGTGTGTCTGAGCAGAAGACCACTAAAGCTAGAATTACCCATATAGCGGAGAGGGTCAGCCAACATAGCATAAGACTTACCACCACCTGCAGAGCCTCCATAGAGAACTTCTCTTTCGGAAGCGGCAAGAAAATCTGTCTGAGGTCCGTCATTAGGTTTGAATATAACATTGCGTGTCTCTTCTATTGGCCTAGTTTCATATACGACAGGATTAGACTGCTTCTGTACTAATTCTTTCTCTTGCGCCAGTTCTACTTTCTTGGATTTCTTTCGTCTTGGCGATTGCCTTTTCCGCATACGCTGCCCACTGACTGAGGCTCTTAGCTTGATCTCTACGTCTTCGCTCATTCTTTAGTCTTTTCATTAACCCAACGTGTGAAATGTACCTCCCACTATTCTTAGTGAGCCAGTGTGCCACTTCCCTGTATGAGTATTGTAGTACATGTTTACGTGCTGTGTCAAGTAAATCTAGTTCTTTTTTTACAGGATTTAGTATATATTTATCTGTCTTGTCTAGCACATACCCAAATGGTATTGTCCTAGCTATGCGAGGAATGGGCAGCCACTCTTCTTCTTCTTTTATGTCTACTGGCTGTGGTAACTTCCACTGCCCCACTGCTCTAGTCATTTTTTCTTTTTTAAATTGTTTACCATACCGTATTTCTTTTTAGGTGCTACGTAACCGCCTCTACTCTTTTCTCCTAAAATATACTTTCTCCATCTATCGCCAAGTGCTTTTTTGTTTGGTAAACTGTTTAAATATTCTGGTTTCAATCCAAACTTAACTAAGTCATTAAATTCTTTTTGAGTCACTAAATCCATAAAGGGATGTCTTCCCCCACTTAAAAACTTATCAGAAATTTTAGACATATTATTCCTCTTCTTGTTTCTTTGGTGGCATTAGCATTACCCCACCAGTGGACTCCACTTGCATCTTCTCAGTCTTAACTAATCCTGTGCGATCAAGTAGCTCCTTTGCAGCCGATAGCTTATCTCTTACCCCTAATTGCGTGGGGTCTAGTAGACTTCCTGCCAGTGCAACTGCAGCCTGTGGGGCATTCCTAGCCATGTAAATAGATGTAGCCTCAAGTATCTCGTCTTTCAGCCCAGTTACTATATCTGTAGTGCCTGTGCCGTCTGAGTACCCTGCAAGTTTCTTAGCTTGCACAACATCTCCATTTGCCTCATCAAATAAGACATTTAAAAACTTTTGTTGTTTATCTGTTAGTTCTCGTGCCATTACCTATCATTCCTATATATTTCTCTCTGCATGTACATTACATCTGTCTCCAGTATACTAATACGTCTAAGTATATCATTGCTATCACCTATGCCTCTAGCTAAATGTGTGCCTAAAGATTTAACGTCACCGTCAATGTTTGTAATATTACTAGCGTTGACATCTACATCTCTCTTTAAATTAGCAGAACTTAGTTCAGCAACTGTAGCTGATAAGTCTTTAATGGTAGCATCCGTCTGGGCTACGTACCAAACCGCAGCAGAGATTTGCATTGCCAGAGTTACGGCAAGCCCTATGGATACTTTGATGTCCATTAGTTAAGTTCAAAATGTGGACCATCAATAAATGGTCTTCTGCCCTGAGATCTGCGTAGGTCAATGTAAGCCATCATAGCTTCTTCCATTGTGCCATCCCAAGTTGATATGTCTGGTATGTGCCAAGCTGCTCCCCATCTAACAACTACACCTTCTTCTGTTGCCGCCCACTTCATAGCGTCAGCTAGATCGTCATACAGGTTGAGTTCCCAACTTGCCTTTCCGTCTACGTATGCCATCAAGTCTACTGCGTCACCTGTTAAGTGCTTGGATTTCATAGTCTGTGATTTTCCTGCGTCAAACAACTTCTTCTGTTCTTCCAGTGTTCTCATTCCGTAGATAACACCAAAGTCAATCTTAGTTAGTTCAATCGCCCTCTTGACAACTTTAACTAAATCTTCATTTACTCCCTCTAGCTTATCTAGAGATCTGCCTGACAGTGTATAAGCCATTCTTGTACTTCCTCTTACTATTAAATCTATCTAGGGGTATTTTTCTTTCACCTAAATATACGGCATTAAATCTAATGCGCTTTACTGGAAACTCTCCCTTATACTTTAAGAGGAAGTGTCCATGCTTCATTACTTCTTCTTAGGACCAAAGAATTTAGATACTCCTTTAGTTCCCAGTGATGCAGCAACTACTGCACCTAAGCTATACTGATACCAATCAGGCATCCCTGCCAGAGCAGTGAAGCCATTTGCTACTATCTCCCTACCCCAATCACCACAGAAGGACAGTACTAGCGGAATGGAGAAAAGTACAGTTATCCATTCATCTTTCCACGAACTCTGAGATGCCCTAATAGCAGCTAGATCCCAATCTATATCGCCTGTTGCCTCTTTCAAACGAATTTGTGCTTCAGCTTTGTTGGCTGCAACCTTACCGTCTAGGTAAGTAGAGGCTAAACTGCCAACTGAAGATATTAATGTACCTGCAATATTAAACATTTTTACTTATGATCCCTTTACCCATTTTTTAGATGGAGATGCAGTTTTACTAGAACTCCACTTAACCTTATTAGCCCAATATGCTGCAGACATTTTACCTTTAGATATATTCTTAGCGTGTCTACTTCTAAATGCTTCTCTTTGGCCTACTGTTTGATTAGTTTTTACACCCTTTTGTCCAAACTTTATATACTTATACTTGCCACCTTCACTAGCCATAACGTGATGTGATTTACCTGATGTGTCACTAGAAGGTAGTCTCTGAGGCTTATTAACTGCTTTAAGCCCCTCCTTTTTCATTTTAGTTTTAACACGTTCAGGTATAGCCATTAGTTATCCTTACCGTTAGGCTTTCCCTCAACGGCACTGATGAGCATATTTACAAATTGCTGTTTAGCTATCTCGTGCTGATCTAATTGAAACTTAGCGGATGCTACTTTACCCTCTAAGTCTCTTATTTGTGCTACAATGTATTTAGACTTATTATCTAGGTCATCTACCTTGTAGTCTTTTTTATTTATGTTAATTACGTTGTCTGCCATTTATACCTTTCTATATGCTCTCGTCTTTTTTGCAATACCCTTGGGCTGCTTAACAAATTGCTTGCCTGATCGTTTACCTGCTCTCTTAGCTTTAGTAGTTGCTGCGTACTCTTGCGGAGATAGGGCTTTGATTGCAGCAGAGGGTAAGTATCTCTCCCCTGTTTTAGCTGATGGTTTACCACTCTTGGTTCTCCACTTTTGTTTAGTCCATGATTTAAGACTTCGTTGACTCTTTGCTAGTGCCATTACTTATAGCCACCGCCTGCTGCCTTGTATTGTTTAGCTAACATCTGGGCTTTTCTAGCAGACCACTGACCTGCTCCACCACCCTTAGTGCCTGCCTTAATTTGAGCAAATTGTCTTTTACGCATAGCAGGTTTAGTATAGTTACCTGCTTTATTTACTGTACTGCCGCCTCTATTTAACTTTAAGGCCGATAAAGTTTTAGCCTGACCTGCATGGGCTTTACTAGCTTTGCGTAGTTTACTTGCTACTTTTTTTACTGTTGCTTTTGCTTTTGCTGTCATATCTACTCTCATATAAATTATTAAACGTCACGGATGGATCTAGATAACTTTCGTGACTCTCTGCTGAGTGCGTCCACTGTGACGGTGTAAAGTCAGGCGCACCTTCTCCAGTTCTCCAAAGAGCAGGGCTAGTAGCTCTCACTCTGTTGTTTGGTAATGCTACCAAGTTTCCTGTCCACTGTCCTGCATCTGTTAAGTATAAAACATGTGACTGTTTATGTTGTGCAGGGTCATCAGCTATATCACTGTCTGTGTAGTCAACAGTAAATAAATACTTACCTGTATAAAACTCATTAGCTATTTTACATAGCCAAGGTGAAGAGCTAACTCTGTCCATCACTATTACACTGTGATGTCTTGACTCACAATCCCAAGGTTGACACATGTGGTCTTCCATTGGTACTGCCCACTCATCTACTGGTATATCAGCTACAAGAGCTTGTATGGGCATCCTAGCCCACATTGCTCCACCGTGTACATTTTCTTCAGGTCCGTCTTCTCTGTCAACTTCGCAGCCTGTAAACACTAGCTGAAAACTTAACGACCTGTCAGGTATTGTGTTTACTGCAAATACCATTGCGTGTAAAAATTCACCGTGATAATCTTGGTGATTGCAGGTAAACTCTCTGCGTACCCAACATTTAAAATTAGGTACGTTACTAATTAAGTACGACACTTATCTTTTTACTTTTCCACCTTTAGCGTAGCCCTTGGTCTTCTTCATCATTCCACCTTTAGCGTAACCTTTAGTCTTTTTAGACATGCCACCACCTTTCATGTAACCCATTTTATTTCTTACACTTCTAGGTAGTTTACTTAATCCTTTTCCTTTACTTCCACTGGGTGCTGCCTTCATTGCCATTAGTATTCTCCTTATTTACTTCTATTAGACATCCAAGCGGATGTTCCCATATATGCACCAACTATACCTGCACCTGATATATAAAACAAGTTAGATACGTCTGATAGTGCGTCTATATGTTCTATTGGCATAAAAAACATTCCTGCTGTAAATGCTCCCATACCTATTAATGTAGCTGTAGCCATTCTACGCTGTGCCTTCTGCTTACGTAGGTCTGCCTCAGTCTTGTTAATTTCCTTAGCGTGTGCCAACTCTTCGTCAGTCACTACTCCATCCCCATCTAGATCGTAATCCTCGTACTCGCTGTGTTTCTGGAATTTCTTTTGTGATGTCATTTTCGTACCTTATATTACTTACGTGAGCTACCCACGCTCTCGCTATTTCAAAGTCAAACACGTATTGACAGTAGGTACACGTAAGCCTACCACTAATGACAGGCATACTGTGTCTACAGATACAACAGACGTTGTTTTCCACGTTGGGGTATTAAGTGGGAACAGTCCTCTAGTCATCTAAGCATGTGCAAGTGTCGGAACACTTTCTATTTATGATTGCACACCATAGCCGTTTAAGATATTTTCTCATAGTTAGTCTCCTTTATATATATTCCACTATGAAATAAGCTGACCATATTACAAATAATGCTATTAGTAATGTCTGGGTCTTTTGCTTATTCCAGTGGCTTAGTAGTTCTTTAATATAGTTATCTAACATTGATTTTTTTATTT